CACCTCGTGGGTATAGCCGTACCGTTTCTTCCTGCACTTTCATTTTCTTGATTGGTGTTGCAGTTACTTTGACTTCCTGTAACATCACAGGGCGTGGTTTGATTGTTTTCTTTGCCATTATTTCTTTTTATTTTGTCTGTAATCTTTCATAGCATCCCTTTTGTCAACTCCCTTTTTCCATGAACCTGCTGCTAACTTCTCTGCTTGTCTACGTCTATTGACATTAATCATTTCTCCCTTCTTCTCGGCTTCTTTTGGGGTTTGTGTTTTCCAATCACTTGGGTTAGATGACTTTTCTTTTCCTGCCTTTGGCGTTATTGTAGGGAATACCCCAAAATTTCCGTTTCTTTTTTTTGTTTCATCCCCAACCCATGACATTTTATGCGATGCTCTTTCTCCATTCGGAGAAACCATTGACGCTTGTCGCATATCACGAATAATTTTCTTTTTGCTTGGTGGAATTATGAATTTCTTTGCCATTATGCTATTCTTAAATGTCTGATAATTTGTTCGGGAAAGTTAAGTAATAATTGGTTAGGGTTATTGACTTGTACTTTTATAGGCTTACGGCTTATTTTAAAGACTTGTGAGCGACTTTCTTGCTTGGGTTGGACAAATGGTAGTCTAAGGTCTAAATTCGTTGGAGGAGGCATATCTCGGATTTCTTTTTTCACGGTCATGTGGTTTGCCCTATGCCATTGACCGTAACAACGTGAAGCTGCCAAAGAACACTTCTCCCATGTGTGTAGGCTTATCTCCATAAATAGCCTTTCAAATCCACTCATATCCCCCACTTGTGCTTGTTGCAAGGATTGTTTAAAAAACGGATGCTCTAATATTAGCTTGGTTTGTTCTTTAACTGTTGCCATTACAATTCGGTGAAGTAGGAATTGTAAACAAATTTAGTGTAAAGTTTTTTAATTATGCAAAATAATTTTCTAAAAGAGTTTGGTTCGGCTTATGCCAGATAATCATATGTTTTGGGTCAAGGTTCATCCACATTTTTAAGTTCTTATATCCAACAGTCATTACAACCGTTTCAGATACTCTCAAAAGCTCATTTAACCAATCTTTGCACCATTGCTCATAATCAGAAGCATCTTGGCTGTCATCGTGTGTATTATACTTTCTACCTACATTATAAGGTGGGTCAGTAATCGCCAAGTTGAATTGCTTGTCATTTAGTTTTCGTAAAGCCTGCAAACAATCCTCGTTATAAAGGACAATTCCGTTTCCAAAATCCGCACCAGCAGGTAACACTGTATTGCCGACAATGGCGGCTGACGTGCTATCCTCAACATTTGTGCTTTCTAATATCTTTTGTTCTATACTCATCTTTTGTGCTTTTTAATCCGACACTGCGGCAATACTTTTACGTTATGGGCAATACTACCGACCGACATTACAAGCAAGGTTTTCGGGCGACCAATTCATTACACAGTAAGGGTAATAATCATCAGTATTATCTGTTCCAACTTCTAACACAACTTTACCAGTAACCACATCAATAAATTGAATAGTGTCATTTACTTCATAGGTTGAGTTATCTTTCATTTTTCCCATTACTTTTTGTGGTGGAAAGTTGTTTGATACAACTTCATCACATACTTCTAATTCATTGCAGTGTGAACGGTATCCATCATCAGGGTCTTCAATTGCTTTATAAGTTTTACCATCTAATACAAATCTTACAACATTTGCATCTTCATAATGGTCGCCCCATTGCTTTACTTTTTCTGTTGTGGTATCTACACCTGATAATTCGTGTAATCCAACTAAATCTTTTAATTCCATATTATTTGTTTTTAAATTAAGTTTCTTCTAAATAAACCGTACTGCCCATAACAGCGGTTTTGCGTCAGTTTTTGCCTTTAAGTATTGTACTAAATATGAACATTCGGATAAGGCAAAAAACCGAACGCAAAGCCGCAAAACGTTATCTTCATTAGTTATTGTTATCATTTATACTGTTCGTTTATTTCGTTAAATGTTAAATCTCTATCTATCTTTTTTATCACCGAGTAATCATCACTAAATCGTATGCTTCTGTGACAATCGTAATATTGTTTGCAACACCTTATGAACAAATCAGGATTATTTGGTGCGTAGTCACTTACTAATATCATCTGTCCTACTTCTAATTTGTCAAGTATTTTAAAGCATTTGGTTAGTGTTGTGTCTGCGATTATTTCCATATTTTGTTGTATTGACGCTACTTTATAGCGTCAAGCCACAAGTTAGTAGCAAGCGGGCGAACGTGCTTCGATTGAAGTTCAGGATAGAAAAAAGTATTAAAAATTTTCCCTCCCTCTTTGTCTGCTCCGCAGCCATTAAAGTTTTGATAACCATTGTTCATATACTTGCTTTGCTATTTGTGCGGTCATTACAGGTGGAACACTCATTCCACATAGATAGCTTATATTGTGTGGCTTTGGCTCGTAGTCTAACGGAAAAGTTGATAACAACATAATCTCTTTTTTTGTTAATGTTCTTAACTGCTCATAATGAAAAACCCCTTGTCTATTTTTGTCGTGTGGCGTAAATGTAGGCAAACATCTGTTTGGGTCTGCTTTATAACATTGGAAAAAATGTCCTTTTGGGTGTACGCTACTAAACGAATTTCCTATTTCAGTTTTATAATAAAAAGGAATGCACGCTGGCGGTATAGTATACATAGGCTCTGCATTGTTGCCACATTCTATATCTTTGTATGGTATTTCAGGCTCATTAAAATTCAATTCCAATTTAGGATTAACCGTAAACATATCTTGTTGGTATAAAAATGGTTCAGCTAAATCTTTACGCAATGCAATAAAAAACACACGTTCACGTCTTTGTGGTACACCCATTTTTGAAGCGTCTAAAAGCCAATGTTGAACGTAATATCCTGCCAAATCAAATTCACGATAAATCTCACGAACATAGTTTTTTGCTTCACCTAAAAGCAACCCTTTTACATTTTCTGCAATCACTACTTTTGGTCGTAGCTTTTTAGCCAAATCGATGAAATCAAAAAACAAAGTATCTAATACTTGTTCAGCTTGCCCCTCCCTAAATACTTTTTCTTTGCCCCAGTCTTTTTCACGATTTCCAGCCATTGAAAAACTACTGCAAGGAGGTGAACCATCCAAAATATCTAAATTGTATAATTCATCAGGTAAATCAGTTCTTAGTTTAAAGGTCTGTATTGGTTCTAAATAAGCATATTTTGGGTTGTGGTTAGCTTTGTATGCTTCAATCATTTTAGGGTCAATCTCATTGCATCCTAATACATCAAATCCAGCCAATTTATAGCCCATTGTTGATCCACCACCACAAGCAAAACAACTAAATACTTTTCCTTTGTCTTTTGTAAATACTGCATCCTTCAAAGTCCATTTGTAAGGGAAGTTATGTTTGGTTTTTTCAAAACCATTTTTGCCATCACACATTTTTAATACTTTTTTCTTTAGTGCTTCGATTGAGCTTTAGTGCTGAAAATCCCGCCAGCTACTAACACGGGTTTTGTGCAATTTGCCCTATTAACTTTGTGCTATAATTTGAACATTTATGCAAGGGCAAACAGACACAAAGCCGCAAAACGTTCAATAGTAGCAGTATCGCAGCACTTGCAGGTAACGGCGGTTTTGTGCTATTTGCCCCTTCAACTCATGCACTATAATATTATAACTATCAACAGTATCTTTGTTAGCCATTTCTAGTACTTCGATTTTATCAAGAAGTGCTTTAGTATAATTATTAATTAAATCACCAATACTAATATATTCACCTAAATCATTTTTAATAGCTCTATTATATGCTATGTTATTTTGCTCTAAATATTTTTCTATTTCCTTACTCATGTTATTCGTTTAAATAGTTAATAATTGATTGTTTGCGGTGTTGGAGTTTTTCTAGTTGCTCAATATTAAAAGATAATGTTTTATTTAATGTTTCAATATCTTTTTCAATTTGAGATATGCTAAAATCCAACTCTTCTAATTGTTGTTTTGTTTCGCTATTTTCCATTGCTTTTAATATTAAATCGTTTATTAAATTCATACGTTTTTAAGTCCTTATAAGCCTTTGTAGACTTATCTTTTAGTTCTTTATGTATTGTATCATTATTAAATAATTCATCTTTTATAGATACTTCTTTAATCTCATAAGATACACCATCAAAAGCACCGTTTAAAACTAAGCTTCTAAACTTTGTTTCATCTAGTTTAATTGTTACTTCGTTTGCCATATTAGTCAGTTAATGTTTTAGTAAAATGTAACTTAATTTCAGCGCACAAATCAATAACTCGTTTATCTTTTTTAAGTTCAACACTTAACTTTTTATACCTTTCAATTAAATCAGCCTCGCTAATTGAATCGGCTAAAATTTGCTCTGCCATTTCAAAAGTTTGAGTAATTGGCTTTGAGGTTTCTCTATCAGAATTATCAATATCGTCTTCATCAGTAGCGATATGAAAATACTTTAATAAAAAATACCTTTCAGCATAAGTTAAAGCACTACCTAAACCTTTTTCAAAATCATTTTGCCCATTAGCTCCAAACGAATTTACATCTTTTTCTCCAGTTTCAACATCAATCCAAGTAAATTGCATCATTACTTTTGATAGTATTTCTGATTTTGAGCCAGATTTAGTAGTATAGTCTTGGCGGGAATTATTAATACTAACTATTTCCTGTTTAAGTAATAAACCTAAATCATTCATTAATGGTTTAATAATACCTAAAACTTTATCGCCAGTAACGTAAGAATAACTAAAAGACTTTTTATCCTTACCTAATCCGTTAATCTTTTGTTGTATAATTAACAGCTTTTTATATAAACCTCGCTTTTCCATTTCGTTTAGTTTTTAGTTATTTAATAATTATAGCCGAATCAATATCTGTTAATATACTGCTAATATCAGCAATCACACTTGTTAGTCTATCTTTAGAATAGATTTTTAAATAGTTGTCCTGTCTACAATTATCAGTAAATCCCCTATTTAATTTAGTAGTCCAAACAAAGTTAATTTGCATACCTACTTGGATTGTAGAAGTTTTACTATCCATTATAGGTTCGTAATAAAATTCTAATTCCTTATCCTTGTCAATGTGGCTGTTCATTGATTCGTAGAAATCCAACGTTGTTTCTGTAACCGCTTGGATATAATCTTTAGTGATGTTCATCTTATTTAGTTGCTTTGTTAATTGCGTTAATATTGTTTTGAATTAAATTGTCAGATATAATAATTCCGTATTTAGGTTCTGATAATTTTTCTGATAATTTTACTATCAAATCATTTGATTTAATCAAAGCCTCCAATAAATCTGGACTAGCTGCAATAAGTTTTGCGTTGGCTCTCATTTCTATGAAAGTTAAAGATGTTTTAATATCAGTTGTATCGCAATCAGAAATAACATCTAAAGTTCCGTGTTTAACTATTACTAATCCATTTGGGCAAATTTCCCATTTTCCCTTTGTGTGTTTATTTTCCATATTCCCTAAAATAATAAACCCAATACAAACAGTTAGGGCTGTCAGTACTGGGTTAATTCGTTTGATAGTTTAATAAAATTGGATTCCCTAAAATCCCTATCGGATCACAAATGTAGTAATTATTTTTATACTACAAAATAAAAAAATGTTAAATTATTCTTCTTCTTGAAAATCTTCAAAATTAGCGGTGAAATTTTCAATAGTTCCATCTTCTAAAATATTCATAATTACATAATCGCCATATCCATTTTCAGTAGGACACATCATGTCAATTACATAACTGTTTATTTCTTTGATTACATTTGAATCTTTATCTAATATTTTAAAAATATTATCATCACAGCTTTTATAATGTATTTTAGCAGTTTTACCAACTTCCCAATTTAATATTTTACCAGTTTCAATATCAATTAACGGTTTCCAGTAATCCCCATCTCTACAAGGTATTAAATCGCCTTCTGTATCTTCAACTCCATCTACACTAGAATCTTCCCAATATCTAGCACCTACTTCTGCTAATAAATATTTTACATCAAATTCTTTTTTTTACTGTTAATTCTACTTTCATCTCTATTTGTTTTAATTGTTTTTAGTTAATTTCCAAGCGTCCAAAGTATTGAAGTACTTAATATCGCCTTGCGGATTAGTCCACTCACGTCCTTTTAAATTAAATTCTACTGTTAATAAATCCCCCTCATTGAAGTTATCTAATACAGCACATTTATCATTCGTTACCTGAAATGAAACGTGCTGAGGATATGGTGTATCAAATCCTGTTGTTAGTACAAACTCCCTAGTTTGTAATTTATCTGACACTTTTTTTGTATCAAATTTTACCTTTAATTGTCCTGATTCTGTCATTGTTTATTTGTTTTTAATTGTTAATTTACATTTTCTGTGTTTAGCCCTTAATATTGCATTTCCAGTACCTTTATATGAATTTTGTTTAGATGTATATTTTATAGTTATAGTATGGCATATTCTAAACATTAATAATTCCTATTATGTTTACGTTTCTTCCTAGCAGCCAATAAAATATTATGATGCGTATCAGTTAAATTACTTCTAAATTGCGTAGGCTGTTTACCTATTGCTATAATAGCAGCATCTGTAATCATTCCACATTCAATGTGATAAGCAACTAACTCCACTTGTTTATCTAATTCTACTTTAAACGGGCTTATATGTATTGATTTATTAGTACTTTCTTTATCTATCCATTCAGAAGTAGAGTGTATAAAGTTAGTAAATAATTGACTACTACTGCCATAATTAGCGTTAAAAATTAAAGCGTTTTCAATAGCTTGTATCTCGTTTAGTTTTGGGTTGTTCCAGTTCATGTTAATTCATTGATATTAATTCACGTTCTTTTTCTATTACCTTAGACATAGTTAAAGATGGAAATACTGATTCTTGAAGTGGTCTGAATGAAGTACTAGAGTAAGCATTTACATAATTATAATTACTTGGTTTATGACACACAGGACATATAAAATTTTTTCCATTATTTCTAATTATTTTACTTCCATTAACAGATACAACATAGCAATTACATTCTTTTTTAAGACAATCAGAAATAATATGAATACTATCTTTAGGCATAGATATTCCTGTAATATAAACCACTTTTTGTCCTACATAAAATGGCGGTAAATTTTTTAAGTTATTATTTTCCATTACATCAATCTTTTACTATGTTTATACTCTAATAATTTAACGTAGTGAGAAGTGTTAAAACGACCTTTCCAATATTCTCTACAAAAAAGTATATCTCTTTGCGCTGTTTGCTCTATTAACATCATTTGTTCTTCTGTTAGCGTAACATCTTCAAAATACTTTACAATACCTTTTACACGCTTTTTAGCTTTATATTCCTTGTATTGGTAGTAGCTAATCACTATCATAGCTAGTAGTAGGACTGTGGGGATTATTAGGTTCATGTTAAAATAAGTGTTTTTTTTGTATATCAGTTAATGGTGCAAATGATTTAATTTTAGTTTTTAATGGAGTATTAAAATATCCGCAAAACTTTTTTAAGCTATCATAAGCTGGTTTATACCAATTACCATTATTATGGTATAATATTTTCTTTGAACCATTTACAAAGTAATATCCTTCTTCTATTTTATTTCCCATTCTTACAAATTATTTAAAATGTTAATTACTTCTTGTTTGTTTTTAATTAATTTATGCTTAATATCTTCTAAAGTGGTATAACTTAACTCACTAGCCAACTCATCCAAAGTCTTTTCTTTTATTATTTCAGCCCATGTGCCGTTTTGGAATATCCAATTTTTATTACTAGATAAACCAGCATCATGCCCGTGCAATGGTTTGTCCCAATATTTAAAAGTATCATTACAAGTTGCAATAGTTTCATTATGAACATTAGGTGTAACTGGCTTAAACTTAACCCCCTCTTTAAACCCTCTCTTAACAGCCTCTTTAGTTAAAGCTGATTCTACTTCTTGGGAGGTGTTGAGTAAATAAAAATTAGATTTACTATAAACTCCATCCATTTGAGTTGTTTTAGATATCCATTTTACATTAACATCTTCGCCCATATCTTTTACAATAATTGCTAAACAATCTTTATGAGCAGCATAAAAATTTATTTCATCAATCCAAGCAATATATTTACCCACCTCAAACATAGGCTTCTCGTACTTCTTTTTTACATCTTCAATCTCTTTGTTAAACTTATCTTGGAGTAAATTTAATTCTTTTGTTAATTCTTCGTTTTGCATTGTGTTAGTTATTATTTAATTCTACAATCTTAAATTTACCTTTATTAAAATATATTTTACCAGTACTTCGCTCTCTTACAATAGCACTATCTTTTATGATACTTGAATCTTTAAATGTTTTCATAATTTTATTAAATTAAAAAACCCTATCCCTTTGAGGTAGAAGCTCTCAGGGAATAGGGTTAAATCTTTTAGTTATTTGGAATGGTACTTCTACTACCTAACTGAGTTCAAAAGTATATTATTAGTTTTGAATAAAAAAATATATTTTCAATTATTAGACGAATAACTGTTTTTTGTCGATGAATTTAATTTGTGTATATGAAAATTAATACTTATATTTGCAGAATATCTGAGTTGCGACAGATTCAAAAATTTAACTTTTAAAGTTAAAAGAACCCATTTAAAAGGAAATCGCAACTTCTTTTTAGGTGGGTTTCTTGTTTTATAAATATGGCAATACGTATATTTTATCCAAATCCAGTTCTTAATAGAATGAATTATGCTAATGAGATTTTAACTTTACAATTTAAAAAACAATCTCGAACTTATGTAAATGTTCCGACTGAAATAGGTTATGGACTATTTTACTCAAAATCCCCGTTAAAGTATTTTAACGAAAATATTAAGAAAAAATTTAAAGTTGTTGAGGTTAAGTAATGATAAGTCCTTTTCCACATCAACAAAAAAGCATAGATGAGATTTTAACTAAATTTCAAACTTGTGACCGTTTATTATATCAACTACCTACTGGAGGCGGTAAAACTTTTGTATTTTCTTTTTTAACTAAAAAATGGGTTGAAACAACTCAAAAAAAAGTATTAATACTTTGTCATAGAACTGAATTAATAGAGCAAACATTTAAGTCATTAAATCAAATTGGTGTTACTTGCGAGCTTGTAACAAGTAAGGTTAAATATTTAACTCACTCTTGTCAGGTTTACATTGCAATGATTGAAACAGCTAATAATAGACTACAAAAAAATAGTTCATTTTTTAAAGATGTTGATTTAATTATTAATGATGAATGCCATTTGTTAGTGTTTGATAAGGTTTTTAAGTACTTTCCATTTTCTAAAATACTTGGTTGCACTGCTACTCCAGTAGTATTAAAAAGAATAACTTTTTTTAAGTGTAAGCATTGTAAAACTGTTTATAATGAATTAACAAAATGTTGTAATGATGAGGTTATTGAATGGACTAAACCATTTACAATGTCAGAAATTTATCAGGATATTGTTGTTGGAGCTTCAATAGGTGACTTAATAAAATTAGGTAATTTAGTGCAAGAGATAACATTTGTTAAAAATTATACTGATAATTCAAAATTAAAGATTGACAGTAAAACATTAGATTACTCTGAGCAATCAATGAATGATGCTTATAACGATGAAAACGCATTGTTTAATGTTGTTTTAAATTATAAAGAAATTTGTGAGGGTAAAAAAACAATGGTTTTTAACTCATCTTCTAAATCTAATTTACTTGTTTATAATAAGTTTTTAGAGGCTGGATATAATGTTAAAATGTTTGATAGTATTAATGAGTGCGAATCTCGTAAATCGGTAGTAAATTGGTTTAAAAACACACCTAATGCCATACTTTGTAATGTATCAGTTTTTACTACTGGATTTGATGTTACAGATGTTGAGGCTATAATTTTAAATAGACCAACAAATAGTTTAAGTCTATTCTTACAAATGGTTGGGCGTGGAGGTCGCTCAACTAAATCAATATATAAAGATAATTTTATTGTTATTGATGGTGGTGGTAACATTGATAGGCATAACGAGTGGAGCGATGCAACAAGGGATTGGAAAAGAATATTTTTTGAAGGATTAAATAAAGAAAAAGAAAAATCTAAAAAAGAAAATATAGAAGATGTACAACAATGTGATGAGTGTGGTTTTTTAATGCCAAAAACATTAGATGAATGCCCTGAGTGTGGTTATAAAATACCTAAAAAAGTTAAAGAAAAAGTAGAAGATAATATAGTTTCAATGCCTATAAAAAAAATACCACCTCCTAATGCTGAAAAAATTTATATTTATACTAAGTCACAAAATCAAGACCTTAATTTTGCTTGGAGAATTTTAATTAATCAACTATTTGATTTATTTAGGTATTACAGAGTTACAAAAGACGTATATTTAAAGTCCAAAAATAGCGGAGAATTAGATAAAAAATTAAAGTTAATGATAACTAAATGCTACTTTACATTAAAATCAAAAAATGATATAAGTTCTGGAACTGAAAGAACTATACAGTACTTAATAAATAAAACAAAAACTAAACTAGAAGATTACTATGGCGAACAATAAACCGCAAATGTCGTATTATGAAAGTATGTACGCAAAAGAAAAAAAAGATATTGATATTGATAATTACATTGGATTTGTTCAACATGGTGCAAATCAGGATTTAGTATTAAAAGCAAGAGCTGTTAAACAAACTGGAAATTTAGATGAATATAAAAAACTTAAAAATAAATCAAAAGTTGTAACTGGTTCCGCTATTTTAAATGATGGTGATAAGTCAGATAAAAACATTAAATCTCTTAATGGTTTAATAGTAATTGATATTGATGGACAATTAAATGAAGATTTAAAAAATGATAAATACACATATATTTACCACCGTTCATTCGGAGGGGATGGGCTTTGTATTTTTGTTAGAATTAATCCTGATAAATTTGAAGATTCATTTAATGGATTGGCTCAATATTATTTTGATAATTATAATGTAACAATAGACCAGGCGTGTAAAAATAGAAATAGATTACGTTATATTTCTTACGACCCTGATATTTACGTTAACGATAAGGCTAATAAATTTATTGCTAAGGATGTTAAAAGATTTGCAGAACCGAAGCAAACTAACTTTATTTATACTAAATCAGATTTTGACAATATATTAGAGCAAATTAAATATAGAAATATTGATTTATGTAATGAAGATTACCATACTTATATCCGTATTGGTTTATCTCTTTATGATAAATTTGGAACAAGTGGCGAAGAGTATTTTCACTTTATTTGTAATTATGGTGCTAAATATAATCGTGATAGAGCTACTAAAGATTGGAAAGGTTTATGTAAAAATTCAACTGGAAAGGTTAAAATAGGTACTTTTTATTACTATTGTAAACAGGCTAATATTTCTATTTATAGCGAAAAGACTAAACAAATTATTAATAGAGTTAAAGTTTCTAAAGCTCAAGGTAATCCTACTGTTGATTCTATTAGTTTAAATTTATTAAATGCTAATGAAATTACAGTTAATGACGAAGATAAGCTATTAATATCAGAATTAATAAATAGTAAAATTGACTATTCTATTGAGGCTAATATTGATAAAACAGAAATAGAACAGCTTGAAGATTTAATAATTGATACTTATGATCCAAAAATTGACGAAATAACTAATACTACTTACATATTAAATAGGGTTCGTTTATCAGATAATGAGGTTAATAGTATTTATTTAACTGCTAAAAAATCATTTACATTTAATGTTGCAATGTCAGATATTCGCTCAATTTTAAATAGTAATCGTGTTAAAAAATTTAATACTTTAATTCAATTCCTTAAAGATAATCAGTCAGACCCGAAAGGAGTTATTGATGAGTATGTTAAATGTATCACACCTTATTCAGATTATAATATTTGGGCTTTCAAAAAGTGGCTTGTTGGTATGGTTCATAATTGGACAGCTTCAATGAATGAAAAATTAGTTTGTCCATTAACTTTAGTTCTTACTGGACAGCAACATGGTACAGGTAAAACATCTTTTTTACGAAATATTATGCCAGAAGAATTAGAAAGATATATTATTGAAACAAAGATTAACGGACAAGACAAAGATAGTGTTTACCGTTTATGTAGTAGTTTACTAATTATTGATGATGAATTTGGAGGTAAAGCTTTTAAGGACGTAAAAGAGTATAAAGCAATATCAGATACTAATATAGTTACCCAACGTAGACCTTATGGACGTGAAGATGATACTTTTAAAAGACGTGCTGGTTTAGCTGGAACAACTAATGAAACTGATATTTTAAAAGATGTTACTGGAAATAGACGAATTTTACCTATTACAGTTGAAGCTATTGATTATAATAAAATGCTTAAAATTAATAAGGTTGATTTAATTATTGAGGCTTATAATTTATTAAAAAATGGTTTTGAATGGATTTTAAGAACTCAAGAAGAAATTGAATATTTAAGAATTAACTCAGTTCAAAATGAAACTGTTTTACCAATAGAAGAAATATTTTTTCAACACTTTTCGGTTGAGCAAACAAGTTACCATTTATTAGAAAAAATTTGGAATCAAGGTGAAATTTTAGAATATCTAAATAATCACTCAGTTTTAAATCCTACAAAATATGATTTAAAAGAGGTGCTTGTTAAAAATAAAATGGTTTACAAGTCTTGGAGGTCTGAACAAGGTATAGTAAAAAGTGGTATAAAGTTATGGACAAGACTAGAAGAAGTTAAACCAAGTGAATTTAAACCGTTTTAGATAAATTACAAAAGTGTTAAAAAAATTACAAAAATTACAAAATAGATTTGATTATCAATTAGTTAATAGTTTGTAATCTGTAATCTATATAATTTAAAGACTTTTAGTATAATTATAAGAAATTGAAAAAAAAATATTTTATTAAAACTATAAATAATGTTTGAACATCTAAAAATTACAAAACAGATTACAAAATGAAAATAATACCAGAAGATAAGATTCAACAAGAGATAGTAATGTTCTTTAATAATAGTTACTGTTTAAAACACCATGAACCAAGAGGTTTAATTTTTGCTGTTCCAAATGGAGGTACAAGAAATACACTTGAGGCAGTTAAGTTAAAAAATACTGGTTTATTGAAAGGTGTATCCGATTTAATTGTAATATTGCCAAATGGTAAAATATTATTTATTGAAGTTAAACGAGAAAATGGCACACAACAATCAGAACAAAAAGAATTTGCAATAAGAGTAAATAATTTAGGGTACGAATATCACTTAGTTAGGTCGCTTAGTGAGTTTAAGTCCATTCTAACCAAACACTATAACGATAAAAAATAGAGATATGAAATCATTTATAACAGCATACAGAAAAGCCAAGTTAAACCGATTTAGATTAATATATGACGCAAATAATAACCGTTACCTTATTACTAAACACAAACACTGGCAAACGTGGCAAAAACATGCTTTAATAATTAATTTTGATAAATAGAAAATATGATGAAAGCAAATGAACTTATAATTGGTAAATACTATAAAACAAATGTAGAATTTACTGGAAGCTTAGAGGCTAAAATAAACGTATTTAAAGATAAAGAATACTTTATATTGAATAAAAAAAATCTATTATTAATATTACAATTTGATTTATTTAAGTTTATAGAGCCAGTTATTTTGACAGAAGATATACTTTTGAAGTGTGGTTTTATTGATAGGGGCAGTAAATTATTTGATTTAGGTTATTTTACTTATAATTTAATTGGAAATACTTTTTGGATGGGACAAGAAAGTATTAGATGTTATTCTTTACACCAACTACAAAACCTTTACTTTGCTTTAACTGGCGAAGAACTTACAATTAAACTATGATACCAAAACTAACATTCATTCAATGGCTTAAAGCTCTTGATTCAGGTGTTCACTTTTATAGTGACTGCCATTTAATATTCTATTACGATGAAGTTGAAATGACTAAAAAAGTACAGATTATATGATTTACATACTAGCTATATTAGCCAGACTTATACTTTTAACTCTTAATATCGTTGGAGTTATATTATTTTTTGTTTACATTGTTTTGTTTATTGATTTTTTGTTATACATTTGACATATGAAAAATATTATACTTACGCTAATCGCACTATCTTTATTTAGTTGCAAGAAAAAAGAACCAGTAAAAGAAAGTGTTACTGTTTACGTATATTCTAAAACTTCAAATGCTAAATTAAAAGTATTTGAGCAGTTTATTGATGTTAAAAATACCACTTATTCAAACTCTTTTGAAGTATCTGAAAACGAAGAAAAGCTATCAATACGTTTAGAAAATAACGTTAAATCTGTAAATGATAGTATCTTTTTACGAGTTTCTTATAAGTTAAAAGACCAGCAACAAGGAATGAAGTTAGTTAACACAATTGGTAATATTAGTTTTTATTTGAATTAATAATAATTTTATTGTATCTTTGACACTCAAATGAATAACACATTTGAAATACTTTATATAGAGCCAATAGTTGAAAAGCTAGTAGGTAAAAGAGTTATTTATATTGTGTTTTGTAATTGATTAATCAAATTTTTTCAACATGGCAGAAAAAGGAGGAAAAAGAGAAGGTAGTGGTCGTAAACCTAAAGCGGATGAGTTAGCTTTGATAGAAGCCCTTTCACCTTATGATGAAATAGCCCAAACTAAACTAATTGAAGGAGTTGAAGCTGGTTCTTTTAATCACTTAAAGCTATTTTATGAGTATCGTTTTGGTAAACCTAAACAAATGATTGACGTTACTACTAATGGCGATAGTATTACGAATATTCCAGTAGCTAACTGGATGAAAGATAAATAAAATGGCTATTCAGCTAAATCCAGTATTTAAAGAACTTTACACAACTAAAAAACGTTACATACTATTAACTGGTGGACGTGCTAGTTCAAAAAGTTTTAATGTAACTGCGTTTTTATGCCTTTTAAGCTATGAACAAAAGCAAAGGATATTATTTACTCGTTACACATTAACAAGTGCTGAAACGTCAATTATTCCAGAATTTAGAAAAAAGATTGAAGGGTTAGAGGTACCTCATCACTTTCAAATCAATAACTATGAAATAACTAATAAGCAAACTAAATCACAAATATTATTTAGTGGTATAAAAGCTAGTAGTGGTATTCAAACAGCTAAATTAAAAGGCGTTGATGCTACCACATGGGTAAATGATGAAACGGAGGAATTTGTAGACGAGGGCTTATTTGATGATATTGATTTAAGTATTCGTACTCAAGACACCCAAAACCGTATTATCTTAGTTATGAATCCAAGTAATACAGACCATTGGATTTATAAGCGTTGGATTAGAGATACAAATAGAATAGAGTATATTGATGGAGTGCCTATTGAAATCAGCACACATCCAGACGTTCTACATATTCACACCACTTATTTAGATAATCTAAAATATTTAGATAAATCATTTTTAAATACTGTTAATGAAACTAAGTTAAAGTTCCCTAAAAACTATGGTTTTAAAATTATAGGTCAATGGAATGGAGTTGCAGAAGGTGCTATATTTAACCGTAATGAGTTAAAAACTTACAAGTCAAGTGAGTTGTTGCAATTTGAAAGTAATATAGCTTATATTGACGTTGCTGATGCTGGCACTGATTATACTGTTTGTATTATTGGTAAAAATATTGGAGCTAAGATTTACATAACTGATATTTACTTTAGTGATAATAACGCGGATATTACTTTGCCAGGATGCGCTAGTATGTTAAATTTAGCTAAAACTTCTTATGTTCGTATAGAAAGTAATGCAATGGGCGGAATGTTTGCGCGTAACATACAAAAAGAATTAAAGGCGACTAAGGTTTTAGCAGCTAGTAGCACTTCAAATAAACATACTCGTATCTTAATGGATATGCCATTTATTATGGAGTATTTTATATTTAAGCACGAATCAGAACGCTCACCAATGTATGAAGATGCTATACGTCAATTATGTATGTACACTAAAGACGGCAAGGCTAAACATGACGATGTGCCAGATGCTGCTTCTGGTCTAGCAATGTTCATCCGTGCCATGCTACCAAAATATTATTTGTAGGTTTAGAATTTAGTTGTATATTTGCCATGTAGTGTTACAGCCTACAATATTAACCACATTTTAAAAGCCTTGTTTCTTTAGCTGTAACCTATCGAAGCGAGGCGTTTTTATTTAGTATGAATATATTTAACGAAAAACACGAATCTTTAATAAATTTATATTCTTTAGAAATAGATTTAGCTAGTAATAAAGTTAGAATTTCTTTTAGAAAAACTGATATACATGGAACAGAAAAAAACACTTTATTTAAAGAAGAAGTGACTTTAAGCATGTTGGAAGAAATGAAATTGATTGATTTAACTGGAATAGCAAATTTACTTTTAAACAAGGATAAACAAAGAAATAAAGATTTATTTTATTACGGAAATCATTTTTTTGAAATAATTAAAAACAAAGTATCAAGACAAGAACCTAGTTCTTTTAAAATAAATAAATCATGATAGACGCAATAGACATTAAAACTTTGAAGATATGAGAAAAATATTTTATACAGTATTTGGATTAACAATAATATTATCTATTATTTTAACATTTGCAATAGTTGATAAAACAGACGTTAAAGGCGCATCAAGCGTTTTAATCCATAGTGGATACACTCCTATTTCAGTAGGTGGTTATGACTTTTGGAATGGAGGTAAAAACGATTTTTATAAAACTAAATTTACTGCTAAAGCACCCAATGGTGATATTGTAACTGGGTGCGTTACAAAGGGTTTATTTGGTAAAGGTAGTACAATAAGATTAAACGATTAGGATATGAGAAAGCCATTTATATCAAAAGAATTGCTAAATAATTACTATTCAAAAGAGTTATTTATATCAGAAATTAAGTTTAAAAGAGAATTTGAGAAAACTATTTTATTTAAGCTATTAGTTAAAACGGTTGAATTATTAGATAAATTATTAAAAAAGATATGAGCCACAACCCGTACGAATGTAGATATAATTTTGGATCAGAAGAACCTACTTTTTGTAGTGAATTTATAGCTAAAAATAAACAGCAGTCAAAACAAATGAAAGTAGTTTTATTAAAAAATTCAGATGAATCTTCATTATCTAAAGCTTATACAGATACATTTAAGAGTAATCCAATTGAAAAACTAACCGACGAAGAATTTGCAGAGCTTATTTACTCATCTTCAAATCAAACTGATTAGCTAATATCTCATTAGCTTGTTGAGGTGTTATGATTTGAGCCGTAACTAAGTTATTTAAACCTAAAGATACACTTTGAATACTATCGGCAGCTTCTTTTTTATCAGCTTGTAAGTATGGTAAATGTGAGTAGTCTAATACTAAACGGTGTGTTTCTGGAACTCCAATAAACTTACTTAACGCTTGAGTAAATCCATCAGCATAAACTACTACTGTATCATTATGTGTTTGAATTAAACCATGTTTTAAATTCTCATAAGTAGAGTTAATAAATAGGTTTTGATTTACTCCTAATACGTTTAGGATAGTTAAAAAATTAGCATCTATTTGCTCCATTAAAAGTAAATCTTTAGTAGGATAAGACATAGGAGACCATGTTACAGAACCAGTTGTAATATGTATTTTCTTTTGTCCTTCTTCTATTCCGTTTTCACTACGGTAAGTTTGCTCTAATTCCTTTTTTTCTTCGGGTGTCATAGGTAAAGCCCCCATTGCATCCTTACTTTGACTACTCAAAACACCGATACCACCCTTTTCACTACTAATACAGTTTAAATACTGATAAGCAGCAACTGTATTACTTAACGGGTATTTCATAGCCTTTAAAGGGCTAAAACCGATTAAATTATTATCTAAGTCGCTAATCTTAGACCATAATATTTGTGATGTTGCAAACGGACGTTTAACCCCATTTTCTTCGTATTCAAATCCGCTTACAATACCATCTATTGTAACCTGGTCGAATAATTTACCAGTTAATTTAGGTTTTATATTAGCTGGACTTACATTAATAAGGCTTTGAGGCGTTGTAGTGATTTTACTGGCTGAATTTTTGTATATAAATTGGTTTCCATACACTATCAACTGCCTCAAGTATTGATTTAAAAAAGGGTTTTGCCCTTGTAAAATATTAGGGTTTTCGAGTAATTTAGCAAATTCTGGCGGTAATGGGTCTAATTTATCGCTACCTATCTTTTGATATTTAAACATGCCATTACTAAACATAGCAGCTAATTTATCAACTGTTGTTCTTAATTGTGGGATTGTATTATACAAATCATAAGGCACAGATGTATCAATATACACTTCACCTTTGCTAATTTGGTAGTTTATTCTAGTGTCAAAGTATTGTTTCCGTTGGTTTTTCTTATTGAATAGACCTATAAATCGCTCCAAAAAGTTTTGGTCGTTATAATTTACTTGCATTTTTTACTAATTTAGTTTATATTATTTGCAATAATCGCAAATTTACAAATTATTTTTAAATAAATTTGCATTTAATATAAATTAGTTGTAATTTTACGGCAAGTTTTTGCGATAAATACGCAACACTCAATTTAATGGCAAAAGAAAAAGTACTTACATCTGAGGAAATAAAGGCTATTAAGGCTGTTAAATCCAATATTATTAATTCTAACCAAGTAATTAATAAGTAATGGATATTTTCAAGCATTTAAAAGATAATAAAGCCGCTTTGATAGCTGAGAAGAAATTTAAAGTAAAAGAAGCTGATGCTATTGTTTTTTTACCAACTGCAACCACTCAAAAAGGTGAAGCGGTTAAAGCCGAATCAAACACTAATTTATTAGAATTAGATAATATCAAAGTAAAAGTAGTAATTAATACTACTAATATTTTAGATTCACATGGTGACGTTCATATTAAAGGTATTTGGAACAAATCATTAAAAGAGCAAAAAAACTTATACTTACTTCAAGAACACCAAATGTCATTTAGTAAAATTATTACAGATGACTTAACAGCGTCTGTTAAAAATATGACTTTTGCAGAGTTAGGATTTGAAGGTTTAGAAGGTGAAACACAAGCATTGATTTTTGATGCAAATGTTAGCTCTAAGCGTAACGAGTTTATGTTTGAGCAATACGCTAAAGGATATGTTAAAGAGCATAGTGTTGGGATGAGATACGTCACTATGTACTTATGTATTAACTCAGAAGAAAAATATTATATTGAAGAAAAGGCTAATTGGGATAAATACATTGTTGATGTCGTAAATAAACAGGATGCTATTAATAACGGTTATTTTTGGGCTGTTACTGAGGCGAAGATTATTGAAGGCTCAGCAGTAGTAAAAGGCTCTAATTACGCTACTCCTACTATATCAGTAAAAGAAATTGAAGCCGTTGATAACACTTCAAAACAAGAGCCGTCAAACGACACTCAAAAAGCAAAACAAAAAATAATAATTAATCAATCAATTTACTAAAAACAAAAACAATGAAAAAAAATCCAATGATACGTTTTAAAGATGTAAAACGACACAACAAAATCAAAGTAAACGGCTTGTTAGCCTTGTCTATTATCTTAGCTATTGTATGCGTTGGCATATATAATGCTGACTTTTCAAATTTCCAAATTTCTGATGCGGCTGGTGTTGCTATGGCTACATTACCTATTTTTATTGTAGGTGGAGCGTTTAAAGAATTAGAAGGTGAAGATTTAGTTAAATTTAAAGCAGAAGCAAGTCCAGAAGAATTAGGAAACTATTACGAAGCTTTAAACAAGCATAATAGAACTAAATTAGAAGATTTAATTAAGACTAATGCAAGTAAAGAAGATGTAAATAAATTACTTGATGCTTTAAAATCAACTTCTAATGAAGAAATTACTAAATTTAAAGACGAGTTAGTTCGCTTAGCTAGTGAATTTAAAGCTTTAAAAGAAGTTGGTGCAACTCCAAACAAAACATCTTTAAAAGAAGAGTTTACAGCTAACAAAGAAGAATTAAAACGTATTGCTAACAAAGTATCTGAAAAAGAAGTTACTATTAAGGCATTAACTTTACGTTCTTTCATCGCTAACAACGAAACTGCTTATGACTTACCAGAGATTGGTCAGTTAGCGCACCGTAAATTATCTTTATATGACATTTTCCCTAAGTTAAATTTAGGAGCTGGTCAACATAACGGAACTATTCGTTACTACGATTGGGATGAAGATACAATTGCAAGAGCAGCAGCAGCAGTAGCAGAAGGCGCAGCGTTCCCAGAATCAACTGCAAAATTCAAAAAAGGTTCAATTACTTTACAAAAAATCGGTGACACATTACCAGTTACTGAGGAATTTTTTGAAGATGAAACTTTATTTGCTGCTGAGTTAGGTATGTTTTTACAAACAAACGTAGCTTTAGAAATCGACCGTCAATTAGCTGATGGTGATGGTACTGGTAACACAATTACTGGTTTAAAAGCAAGTATTAATGCCTATACATTACCTTCTAGTGGTTCTATTGTTGACCCTACTATTTACGATTTAACTGTAAAAGTAAGCGAGCAAATTACTTCTGTTGGAGGTTCTAAATACCAACCAAATTTTGCGGTTATGAATATCATAGATATTAACCGTATGAAATTGTCTAAAGATGCAAACCAAAACTATATTTTACCTCCATTTGTAAGCCGTGATGGTTCTCAAGTAGCTGGTATTGTAGTAATCGAATCAAACATTATCACAGCTAACACTATGGTAATTGGCGATAGACGTTTTGCTCGTATCTATGAATTAGGTGGAATCGTTTTATCTAAAGGTCAAATTAATGCTCAGTTTACTGAGGATGAAATGACTTTAAAAGCTCGTAAACGTTTAGCGTTCTTAATTAGAGCAGCAGATAAAGGCGGTTTTAGAAAAGTAACTGATATTGATGCAGCTTTAGCAGCTATCACAGCAGCACCTTAATAAATAAACAGCCCCTACTTAATTGTGGGGGCTTATTTTAAAACAATATGGCAAAAAAAGAAAAAACAAAACATTACAGAATCTTAATTTTAAATGAAGATTTTGGAAACAATAAAAAAGGTGATTCATTAAGATGTGAAACGTCTTTAGCTGCTCGTTTAATTGATAAAGGAATAGCAATTATTAATAATGGTGAAATTTCAAAAGTTGCCGTTATTGAAGAGGTAAAAGAAGTAAAAGTAAAACAACCTAAAACAAAAAAGAAATAATGAAAAAAATATTATCAATATTAATGTTGTTAACGATTGGCTTAAATGCTCAAGTTGTTACAACTATGGTAAAAAGTGCTACAACCATGACAAATACAACGGCTGTAACTGCAACTTTACAAACACAATATGTTACAGAAAACACTTCAATACAAGCAGTTGTGACCAAATCAACTGGTACTATTGCTGGAACCGTTGCTTTAAGTGCTAGTTTAAACGGTACAGATTACGTTGCTTTAACGTCAAGTACATTAGCTTTAACAGATGTAGCAACTAATACAGCGGTGTTTCCATTAAGTAAAAACCCTTACTTATATTATAAATTAACGTTTACAGGTTCTGGAACTATGGTAGGAACACCAAACGGTTATTTATTTAGCTCTGGATTAAGTAATAAGCACGTAGTTAGTAATATGTTAAGCCCTTATAGTGCAATTAGCGATACAACTACTAACTCAGCTAATAGTTATGTTACATTAGGAGTTACTAATTGGTATAATACAGTAACTATTCAAAGTGTTATTACTAAGATTAGCGGAACAGTTGGAGGGACTTGTACTTTACAAGGCTCTATTGATGGAACTAATTTTGTAACTGTTAGCTCTGCTTATGCTGATGTAACAAGTTACACACCAACAGACCAAACTACTAATAGTAAACTATTTATTGTAACAGGTTCACCATATCGTTACTACCGTTTATCTTATACTGGTACTGGCACAATGTCAGCATCACATAGAGGTTACGTGTTACCGAATAAGAACTAATTACTAAATATTGCGGGTTAGGGAAGTGGTATCCCGTCTGACTCATTATCAGAAATTCAGTAGTTCGATTCTACTACCCGCTACAAAGAAAAAACAAAATGGCAAAGATAGTACAAACAACTGATTTTACTGGTAAATATGCAATAAGTCAAAGTTCAACTACTACAACCATTTTACAAGCGTTCATTGACAAATACGAGAAAAGTTATGTGTATGATTTACTAGGTGTTACTTTAGGTGACTTATTTTTAGCGGATATTACTACGCCTTTTACTGCTCCAGACACTACTAAATACGAAACTATTTACAATGTAATTAGTCAGGATGAACCAGAAGTAAGAACTAATGGCATTAAAGAAATGCTTTTAGGTTTCATTTACTTTGAATATTGCAAACAGCATACAGTTAAACATACTGGAACAGGTTTTGTAATAGGTGATAATGAAGTAAGTAATCAAGCAGATTGGAACTCAACACCTATTTATAGTAATTATAACGAGGCTGTTAGAACATTCAAAGGAATACAATGCTATATTTTAGCTAATTCATCTGATTATAGTGAGTTTAAAGGAATTATGAAGTCTTATAACCATTGGGCTATTTAATGAACTACATTCAAACATATGAACGTTTAGAGCCTATTATTAATGCTATTGATAAATCTGTTATTTGTCAATCGGTTGTAGATAATAGTGATGGAACTTATACGTTTGCTTGTAATTACACTAACTACCTTACTGATGGGTACGATGTAACAATTGGATTAGTGACTTATAAAATAGTTGATTTTGTTTGTAACCAATCTATTACTGTTAGTGGTGCAAGTTTACCAACTGTTTTAACTTTTGACTTATACCCATTAATTTACAAGCATGGTACTATTAAAAAAGTAGCAAGTGAATTATCAGATAAGATTAGTTATAAGGATAAATTACCACTTATTTTTTTACATGAGATACTTGAAGAAGAAAAGCATTTTGATAGTTTAGATTCCATTGATAATGATGTGGATATAAGAATTTACTTTTTAACAGATTGTAATTTTCCAGATTGGACTCAATTAGATGGTGACACAAAGGGGGTACAACCGATGAGAAACTTATGTAGGGAATTTATAAAAGCACTTTCTAAAAGTCAATACATAGGTTTAATGACTGGAACTGGAACTATAAAAAACTATAATGTATTCGGGAACTATAACGATAACGGAGTAATTAAAAATATATTGAACGAGTTTTTAACAGGTGTTCAATTAAGAGTAACAATACCGTTCTTAAAATATTGTGATTGCTCAACTTCAACAAGTGATGGAAGACCAGCACCAGGTTATGTATATGATAGTGAAGGTAACATTTTAGCTATTTTATACAGTAATGAAACTTACACGGTTGAAGCTGGTGGTGGTGAGGTTGAGATTATAGACCAAAACGATGATGTAATTGATACAGTTGAAGCACCTGGTCAATATCAAGTAACCGTATTTAGTGGAGTAAGAGATACAATAACAAGTAACGTAACAACAATTTTAGATAACATAATATAAACAATAAAAACAAAAAACAATGGTAACTTTAGAATGCGACTGCGATAGCGCAGGTATAGCGAACACAGGCGTAGCGTCATGCGTTCCAAAATTCGGTGTAACGAAAGCGTTAATTTTTCAACCACTTTATGCAAGTGATGGAAATCGTAACTATTTAGATAGAACTGTTACAATGGACGCTGCTTATATTAATGCTTTAATCAATAATGCTGATAGAAGTAAGGCTATTTATCCAGTTGGTTACGATATTAAAAACGTTGCTAAAAATAAATCAGAAAGTACTAAACAGACTTATGACGATGGCTCTATTTACCCTATCTCTGCTGGTGTTTATGGTTTTACAGCTATTTATCCAGAAGCTGGCCCCGTATTTGCTGGGATTATGAACTCTATTCATTGCACGGAAGTTGGTATTTATGAAGTAAATGCTGCGGGCTCTGTTCGCGGATATAACGATGCTGAAAATGGAGATAAAATTTATCCAAGTCCATTAAGTAAAGCAACTATTGAGGCTATTTGGAACGACCAATCTGATACTGTTTTAGAAAACACTGTTTTAAATTTCCAATTTGACCCGAATTTTAAAGCTGAGTATTTAGAAATTATTCCTAATGCTGAATTTGTTGGGATTAACATGCTTGGATTACGCGGATTAGTTGATGTTTCAAGTACTAACGTTTCTTGTATCGCTGGAGGTTTAACAACTATTTGGGTTGTAAAATTAAGAACAGTTTGGAACACGCCAATGAAAGGATTATTAGTTGGGGATTTTGCAGCGTATAACGTTACGGATTCAGCTAGTAAAATAATTTCATCAAGTGTAGAAAGTCCAAGTGGAACTTACACATTAACCGTTTCTACTTTAGAAACAGTTTCAGATGTGCTAAGATTAACGCCAACTAAAACTGGCTTCGATTTCGCAAAAGTTGTTTCAAATACAGCAACAGTAGCTTAATAAATTAAATAATTACAAACTAAAAAGCCTACTCATTAAAACGTGGGTAGGCTTTTTTAATAAAAAACACTATGATAAAGTCAGGTAAAACAAGTATAGATCCAATGGCAGTAAAAGACTTATCAAAAGATGAGTTATACGCTATTGTAAAGGGGAAAATTGACGAAGATTTTGATGCCTTATGGGTTAAAATTTGCAAAGTAAACGGTAACAATCCAAAAGGAAATAAAGTTGAAAGCATTAGTAAACCTAGCAAACAGGGTAAAAAGTCTTAGTGTAGATGATTTAATCCATGAACTTAGCGAACATGTTGAGTTTACGGATTTAATTATTGAACTAAATACTAAAAACCAGCTATACGATAAAGGTGTAGATGCTAAAGGTAAACGAATAGGTAGTTACTCAGCTAAGACAAAAGCCATAAAGGATTCTAAAGGCGAAATTTCAGACCATGTAACGTTATTGGACACGGGTCAGTTTTACGAATCATTTAGAGTTTATTTAAGTGGCAGTAATTTAGTAATAACTGCAAATACCATTAAAGATACTGATGATTTAATGGAAAAATACGGCAAAGATATTTTAGGTTTAAATGAAGATTCATTAACAATACTAAGAACAAAAGCAAAAGAAATTTTAATCCTATACGTTAAAGGAATATTATTACAAAGATGATTTACACCTCGATTGAAGATATGCCAATATACAACTGGTTTAAGTGTATCGACACAAAAGACTATTCGTATTGTTCAAGTGAGCGTAAAAACATAACAGAGGACGTTTTAAAAGAATGTGAGATTGCATTTAATACTTGTTATGCTGAATTTATTTATACGTTTGGTATAAGTCCAGAATTAGCGGAAATTATACGCATAAAGAATAAGATTTTAATACTAAAGATTGATATAGCCTTAACTGGTGACAAGTCTTTAGAAAACTTTATTGAGATTGAAGAAATACAACTAAATAAACGTTTAGAAGTAAAGCAAACTAAAACAAACACATATAAGGTAGCTATCGAAAAGTATTTAGGTTTTAGACTTAATGAAAAAGAGGTTACTGTAAAAGAATATTACGAGTATTTACAAGCTATAAAAGAAAATCATGGCAGAGCAACCGATTAAAGGAAACGAAATTATAGACCCGAAATTTCTTGATGATGCCATTAGGAAAGCAGAGGAATTTTTAACTGTAAATAAAGAGTTAACAGGTGTTTTGTCTCAAAATTTAGAGATAACTAAACAATATATTTCTGGTTTAAGTGTTGGTAATTTAAAAGATTTAAAACTACAAGCTCAATTAACTAAACAAGCAACTGCTGAACTTCAACAATTAGAAGTATTAAAACAACAAGCTGCTAAAACAGAGGCTGCACTAGCTAATGTAAGAATTGCAAATGATAAGGCTTTAAAACAGCAAATAGCAACGGAAGAAGCTTTTAATAAAGCATTAAAAAAAGAAAGTGACGCTATTAACGAAACAGCAAAACAAACAGCTAAGAAAACAAATGAACTTAAACAATTAGAAGTATTAAAACAACAAGCTGCTAAAACAGAGGCTGCACTAGCTAATGTAAGAATTGCAAATGATAAGGCTTTAAAACAGCAAATAGCAACGGAAGAAGCTTTTAATAAAGCATTAAAAAAAGAAAGTGACGCTATTAACGAAATAGCAAAACAAACAGCTAAGAAAACAAATGAACTTCAACAATATAAACGTCAATTAAAAGAAGTTTCTGATAGATTAGAATTAAATACTTTTAGAATTAAGCAAAATGCTATTGCTGATACTGAAAGTGGACGTTCAAGAATTAGAACTGCTGCTTTAGTAGCACAAGCTCAAAAAGAGATGTTTAAAACTGTTACCGAAGTAGAACAAGGCGCAGGTCGTTTTGGAAGACAAGTAGGTGATTATAAAAAGGCTTATGATGGATTAGGGAACTCAGTAAATCAATTAACTAGAGAATTACCAGCGTTTGCAGTTTCTGCTCAAACTGGATTTTTAGCAATCTCAAACAACTTACCCATATTTTTCGACCAGCTACAAAAAATAAACGCTGAAAATAAAATATTAATTGAACAAGGTAAAAAAACACAAAGCACTTTAAGTCAATTAGCTGGTGCAGTTTTTTCAGTAGGTAGCGTTTTATCTATTGGCGTTACTTTGCTTACTCTTTACGGCAAAGAATTAGTTAACTGGATTACCACTTTGTTTGAAGGTGAAAAGGCTTTAGAATCAATTACAACGGCAAATGATGCGTACAATAAAAGTATGAATCAAACTAAAGATGATATTACTGATTTAACAATTCAATTAAAGGTACAATCTGGAATATTAACTAAGCAAGAAGGTGATTTATTGAAAAATGAAAACGCAAGAACTAAAGCTTTAAATGCAAATAAAGAGTTAAGGAAAAAAAGTATTGATGACTTAAAAAAGAGCTTGAAATTACTGATAAACTTCTTGCAAATTTCGGAAAAACAAGACAGTCAACTAGAAAAGATGAGGGTGGAGCAAGAGAAACCGTTACTGTTAATATACTTAGTGCTGCTGAAACAAACAGGGTAAAAAGATATAAAGATGGACTTTCTGAAATAAATAGACTTCAAGAATTAAGTAACGATTATATAAATGAAGAATATAATTTAAGAGGTAAGTTAAATAAAATTGAATCTGATGGTAACAAAAGTGCTAGAGAAAGAAATACTTTAGTTAGAGATGAGATAATAAAAAAACGTTCCGCTGCTGATGAGATTAGACAGTTAGAAATTGACAATTTAACAGATCAACAAGAACGAGAAAAGCAACAAATAGCTTTTGATGCTGATAAAAGAATTAGAGAAATAGATGATGCTAATCAAATAGAAGCTGAAAAAAAACGTATTGCTTCTGAAAATTATAAAGAACAAGTTGATTATATAAATAGAACTGCTAAAAACGATAAAGATTTAAAAAAAGAACTTCTACAAGCCAGAGAAAAGTTTGAAAAAGAATTAAGTAAAATTGAATCTGATAATATAAGTCCAGAAGAACAAAGACAGTTAAGATTACAATTAGAGATTAAAACAAACGAGGCTATTTTAGAAGTAGATAGAAAGTTTAGAGAAAAAGAAGATGAAGAAAACAAAAAACAAGTTGAAAAAACTTTTGAGGCTCGTAAAAAAATAGCAGATGACACTTTAAACTATGAGATTTATCAATTAGAAAAAACTTATACTGATAAACAAAAAACAGTAAGTTATTTTAATTTATTAGAGATTAATAATTTAGAGCGTCAAATTTCAGCTAAGAAAATAGCACAAATTAAAGCGGATGCAGAAGAAAAAGCGGCATTAACTGAGAATGACGCTGAAAAGTTAGCTATTATGAATGAGGCTAATATTGCTTTTGAAAAAGAAAATCAAAAAGGCGAAGAACAAATAAACGCTAATCGAAAAGCGGCACTTGATAAAGCTATTAAATTTGAGATAAAAATATTAGATGCAGTAGCAAAAGCAGAAGCCGAAAAAAGCAAATTAAGAGTAGAAGGTTTTGATAGGCTTATTTCAGATACTGAAAAAAACATTGAGCATCAAAGGCGTTTAGCAGAGAATGGAAAAGCAAATACTTTAGCATTTGAAGAAGAACAAAAGCGTAAAAATGAGTTATTACGTGAACAGGAAAAACAAAAGGAATTGAAACGCCAAAAAGCAATCGCTTTCTTTAAAATGTTTAGTGAGTTAGTTGGACAAGGCAAACAACCAGCAGCAGCACTAGGTGAGGCAGCAGCAACTACTTATGCAGCGGATGCAATAGCTGGTTCATTTATCGAAGGTACTGAAAGCGTAGAGCGTGATTTAAAAGGTAATAAAGTACATAATAAACAAGATGGTTATGTAATTGCAGTAGATGGAAAAGAGCGTATTTTAAATCCAGAACAAAACAAAAAAGTTGGTAATTTGTCAAATGAAGAACTAGCTGATTTAGCACATAGACACAATAACGGTTTATTAAGTACTGATTTAGTGCGTATGTCAGCCTATCCTACTGACAACTTCGCTAAAAATATCAATGATAGTGCTTTATTAATGCAAACCGTACAGTTAAATAAAAACATTAATGAGTTAAAAGAAATTATAAAAGATAGACCAGTACCATCATTTGCTTTTGATAAATATGGTAATATTATAGAACAAATTTACAAGGCTGGTTTAACTAAAACAATCAAACACGTTAACAGTAAAAAAAGAGTATAATTATGTCAGATTGTAAGATAAATTTTTACCGTAATGGTATTTTAGTAAAAGAACCAGCTAATTGGAAGGGCTTAGAAATTGAGTTAAATTTTGATAGAGATAAAGATATTGTTGAGGAATCAGTTAATTTAACCGAATTTCAGTTAGTTAATGAAAATGCGGATTTATCATTAGATTATATTGATGCTGGTATTAGTAACGGTGTTGGGGTTTTAGAAGGTGAACCTTTAACGATTGAAATAGAACGAAATGGAGTAGTAGAAAAGCCATTTAACGGTTATTTAGATTATACTACTGGCACATTTTCAAAAGATGGATGCGCTATAACTGCAAAAGAAGTGCAAAGTATAGATTGGTTAAACGATATTATGGATTCGTTTACAATGGAGTACTTACACAAAGAAATAGGCAGTATTACAACAAGCGATTTTATAAAAGTGCCTTATGTGCTTAGTTCTGTTCCTAACTATTTAGAAGCAGCCGTAGCAACGCTTTCTGTTTACGTTATGGTAAAAGAAATTAAAGATGCTATACAAAAAATAGTTGAGTTTACAGCAGACGCACCAGTAATTTACAACTTTGGAACGTATGTTAAAATAGTTCTTTATATCATTTATTTAGTAGTGTTATTAATAGCATTAATTAAGTTAATAAAAGATATTATTTTATTACTTATTCAGCCTGTTAAGTATCATGCTTGTATGAGTATTAGAACTCAATTAGAAAAAGGTGCTGAATATTTAGGATATACTTTAAAAGCTCCAGAGTTTCAGGGCGGTGTTTATAACGACCATTATATTATGCCAGAAAAGTTATACAATCCTATTAACTCAAAAGAAAAACAAATATTAGGTTTTACAGAGCCTAATATTAGTCAAGAGGGTTATTTTAAAGGGACTTTTGGTGATTTAATAAGATACGCTAAACAGTTAATTAATGGTAAAATAGTAATTAAAGGGACTGAATTATGGTTAGTTACTAAAGATTATAACGTGTCTAATCCTGAATATGTTTTGCCTGATGTTTGTACAGTTGGTTATGAAGATAGGCTAGAATTTACTTTAAATTTAGATGAGTTCAAGTCAAATACTTATTTAACGTTTCAAACTGATATTACAGAGAAAAACACACTACAAAACTACACAGGAACAGCTTACCAGGTTATGATACAACCGCAAAGAACGGTAAATGCTAACATGGTTTTAATGAAAGGATTAGATGAAATTCGTTTTCCTTTTGCTCGTGGTACTGAAAAAACAGAGTTAACAGTTCCTGAAAAAATAGTTGATAGCTTTTTGACTATACTTTCACCAATAGTAGGTGTTCTTATTAACGCTGCTAATGCAATTATAGGCGTGTTAAATCAGATTATAACAGTAGTTAACAATGTACTAAGTAAACTAGCTACAATAGGTATCAAAGTTAAATTTAAACTACCTACAATCCCAACTATAAAGAATCCAGATTTATCAAATTTATTTAAGAATAGAAAAGGGATGCTTTTACTTGAAAAAGATTTATTTACAGTACCTAAATTATTGATGTTAAACGTTGCTAGTAACCCTAAATTTACTAAAATTCATTCTGATAATTCATTTATTGTAAATGCAAAATATATCTATAATACTTTTTATTCAGTAAGTAGTTTTATACCTAGTGCAAGTTTTCCAAATGCCAATCAATTTATTAAAAAAAATGTAAAAGTTCCATTTATTTTTACTAACTTTATGGCGGTAAAAGATAATAATAAAATTTATCTAAAAGATGGTACTGAGGCATTAATTTACAGTTTAAAATGGAATCCATTTGAACAAACAGCCGATATATCACTAGGAATAAATAAATTATATACTAACAACTTAAAAATAGTAGCTTATGAACCAACAGGTCAATAATTTAGAGTTAAAAAGTCACTTAGACCAGTTAACTAAAGGAATGTCAGGTATGGTTACTTATTTAGAAAGTACGGTTGCAAGTTCATTAAAAGGAATGGATGAAAATCAAGCTAAAGAGTTTGCTAAAGCTATGAAATCTTCTGATTTAGATAGCCAGATGGATAAATTAAAAACAGAATTAAACAACCTTAAAAAAGGTTTTGATATAGTGTAATGGCGGTTTATAAAACAGCAACTAGATATATACACCCTAACACCTCAAGTAATGTTGATTGGTTACTTGCAAACGTTGGCGACCCTATTTTAATTGAACATGATATTGAAGTTAAAGAATATGTTTTAAGTTCAACAGATAATTTCTTTGTAGCTAATAACACAAACGGATATTTACCAACTGCTGGGACTATATGGCTTACTGGTGGTGATTTTAGTAAATTTAATGTAGGTGATTCAATACAAATATTTAATTATGTTGTAAGTGGCTCAACTTTCTCAACTTCAATAGTTGAAAAATTAAGCGATACAGAAATACGTTTAGCGTCTAATCCAGTTGGGTGGGTTGCTAATACTCAAAGTACTCAGGATGCTATTAGTTTAGTTAAAACTATTACGGCTTTAGATTACCAATGGAATTTTATTGAAAATGGCGACCCAACTAATTACTTTTCAAAAGTAGATGGTTCGGAACAAATCGCTAGAATAACTGGTTTAAATGCTGCTGGAGGTGGCACTAATTTACCTATGACTTTTTTAGGCAATAAACCTTATCAATTAGGCTCTATTGTAGTAGATGAAATAGCTTTAGTAACTACTGGTGTTTATACTTCTAAATTTAAAGTAAAGCACACTACTAAAATAACACCTACAATGTTAGCTGAACAATGGGATGATATTGTAAATAGAATTAACCCTACTTACTATAATAATCTTAATTGTTTAAAATCTGTTTTTTACTTTGAGGCTCGTAACGTTGGAACTAATCCAAATGATATTGAAACATTATCTAGTGATGAAGTTTTAGGTAATACTGGATGGTTTAATGAAAATTTTAATACTAAGTTAACGAATTATAGTTTTGCTAATTTAGTTTATAAAGAAAATACAAGTTCTGGTGCAACTTTAACAGCTCCAGTATTAAGTACAACTACTTTAACTTACTTTGAATTTGATGTATTAAATACAACTGATTCGCCATTTGTTGATGGTTCAAGTAAGGTTATTTTAAACTTTCAGAAAGCACCAAATGATGAAAGCGAATATACTTTAAATAACCGTGATTTATTGCATAATTTCGTTTGGGAAACTGCAAATGTAACGGTAGACTCTACACCAACACCTGTTAACGGGGATAATTACTCAGATACATTTATACGTTCACTTTATCAAGTTGAGGCTGAATTTATAAGTACTTCACAAATAACAGTAAGAGGTTATTTGAAATTTGATACAGATAGTATTTCAGTATTTAGTGAAAGTAACGAACCTAGATTTATGTTTTTTGTATCTGTACAAAATCATTCTTTAGCAGCTAATGTAAGTGATAGAGTTAGTTTATTATTGGATGCTCAAGCGTTTTATTTTCAAACTGTTTACCCTAATTTAATAAATAGTACCGCTATTATTATACCTCACTTTCTAAACACATACACTTCGCCTTTAAATCCAGATTTTGATATTTATACAGAAGATGAAATAGTTGGATTTTGTACGTTTAAAATAGATAATGCTTATTTAGCAGCTCCAAATACTTTTGAAGTATTGAAGTTTACAGCAAAATTAATCATGCGTAATACAGTTACAAATGAAGAATTTACTTTAGAACAATACACTTTAAATGCTAATAATTTTCCTTTCGTTGGGGATATGCAATACATATCAATTAACCAATTAAAGAATTTACACGTTCCAACTACTGAAATAAGAAAAGATTTAGGTGTTGGAACAAACTTAAATACTTATAAATACTTCTTTGCTTATCCATACTTGAATAACTGGGAAACGTGGAACGCTTTACAAAATGTAAATAGTGCGTTTTTCTCTGGTTCACAACCGAATAACGGGTTTAATCGTGATTGGGCTAGATATAATAATGGAGGTTGGAAAACTGTATTTATTCCATCTATTACAGTTAAATACAATGGTGTTCCAGCTACTTATAGCGATGAAGTGGTGTATGAGATTTTTGATAGAAATACTAATCCAGGTTATATAACAGCTTCAAGTATTGAAACTTTTGACCCAGATACATTAACACATTTAACAGATGGTGTTGATAATTTCATTTTAGGATATAAAAATACATTAGTTGAGGTTAATTTTGAGCGTTCTAGTACTTTTGTAAATAATGCTTATGTGCAATGTGTTGTAGGTATTTATGTAAAAGGTGAAGGTGTTAATGGAAACGCTAAACGTAGAATGTCAACACAATATGATAGCGATTCAGATACGTGGTTTATACCTTTAGCTGGTGCAACAAGAGTGACTAAAACAATTTCAGGAACAAACGACCAGGTAACTTTTCAAGTTCTAATTGATTTTACTAAAATAGATTTAACTAAATTAAATTATAAATTAACTGCTCGATTATACGAAACAATATAAATGGCAAACGGCGACTTTATCGACTTAGATGTTAAGTTGATACCTAATAATCCTATTGATGAAATAGTTACAGTAGTTCCTAGTGCAAACATGGATTGCTGTGGAGACTTTGTTTGGCGTGTTTTAGCAGACGTTAACTCAACTGATGAACATAAGAATGATGTAAACTCTTTTTTATGGTGGTTTAATCAAATATCTGTCAGTTCAGCAAAGGTTTATTTAATTGATGTTAACGATAATTTAAACGAAATAGATTTAACTTCAGATACTGATTACGGTACACCGTTTAATTATGGATTTGAAACAAATGAGGTAAACGAAAAATTAGTAGGGTATCAAATAGAATGGAAAAAAGTAATTGATACTTTAGGCGAAGGTCGTTATTATTTAAAATGCGAAATTGATACTGTATTTGGAACAACAGCTTCTACTTATAGTGATGTTTACTGTATGAAACAATATACACTAGCTCGTGCCGATAAAACAGTAAAATTAGAATATTACACAAGTGGTATCTTAGGAGATTACTTATTTGATAAAAAAAGACGCAATTATGGTAGTTTAAATTGGTATAACTCGCACCGTTTTGATGGGTATTTTATGTATGTAAACTCTGAAAAAACAGAGGAATATATCCAATATCAAACAGGACAAAAAGACTTTATTAAACTAGAAGAAAACCCTTTGTTTACTTTAGATTTAAAGAGAATACCAGCTTTTAAACATAATGTTGTGCGTGAAATATGTATGGCTAATGAGGTTTTAGTTACTGATTATAATACTAGAAATATTGATACATACGTTAAAAAACTTGTTAAACCTACTGGTGGCTACGACCCAAAATGGTATCCTATGCAAAGTAAATTAGCTAGTGTAGCAATTAAATGTACTCAAGAATATAATAATCTTAAAAAATTTAGAAATTAATGGCAGTAAATGGAACAATACAATTAGCTTATCAAAACAGTGCTTGGTTTACGTCTAATGCTAGTGTAGTGTTATTAGTAGGACAAATAGTTTATTTAGAACAAACTGGTACTTATAAGATAGGTGACGGCGTAAAAGCTTTAAGTGCTTTATCTTTTTTAGGCGGAGGTGGATCACAATCCTTACAAGATGTTACCGATATAGGAGCAACAACAACAAATTTAATTGAGGTAGGAGGTTTAAATAATACAGATAAACTAATCACATTAAACAAAGGCGGTTCTTCCAGTACTGGAAGCGGTTTGCAAATTGAAGAAAGTGGTTATATTGTAGGCTACATTAAAACAGCCATAGGTTCTGCATTTGATTTTTTACACCCATTAAATGCTTTTTACGCAAGGGTAGCGTTAAATTTATTAACAGTAAATAGAACCTATAATTTACCAGATGCAAGTGGGACGGTTGCTTTAACTAGCGATGTTGATACTAAACTACCAATCCAAGCAACACAAACAACTGGCGTAGCGTTAACTTTTTTAACTGATTCTGTTTATGGCACAATAGGCACACCCGAAACTGGCAATGTTACTTACTCAGCTACCAATGCTAAAATAGGTGTTACTAATTTAATCATTCATAATAGTGGCACGTATCCAACATTTGGTACTAATATGCGTGAAACAAATGTAAGTAAAGGTTATTCACTAAGTGTTATTAATTATATTTCAGTTACTTATATTAATTCAACAGAGGTTATTTACACAATTTTTCAAAGAGCGTAATGAGTTTAAGACGTATGGCAGCACAAATGATATGCAACGATGCAAACTATGTGGACGATTATACAGCGCCTACATGGTCTTTAAATTCGTTTGATTTTGAACAAATAATATATTTAGTGGGGATAGCACAATAAGCACCACACTAAACAATGCTATTGTAGGTAGTAATAAACAATGGACTATGTCAATGTGGATAAGAAGAAAAACACCACTAGCAGTAAGTCATATAATTTTTTGTAGAGATAAATCAAGTGCTACAAGTGCTAGACAAATAAACTTTTTATTGAATGGAACTAATAAGTTAGTAATTACTTTATTTACTAATTCTACAAACTCAATACAATACACTTCAACAAATTCATTTACGGATTCTCGTATTTGGAATCAAATAACAGTTGTTTATGATGGTACAGTTGGAACGGTAACAAACAGATTAACGGTATATTTAAACGGTACAGTGTTAGCTGGTGCAACAACTCAAACTGGCACTTTTACAACTATCAATAACATAACAACTCCTAATGTTCAAATCGGTGGGCGTTCAGATGCCGCTAACTATTCAAGTTGTAAAATAAATGAAATATCTTTATTTAATACTAATCTAAGTGCTGCAAATGTAAAGGTGTTATATAACAATAGAGTGCCTTTTGATGTGCGTACAAACGCTACATTAAACGCTAATTTAGTAATGTTTCTTAATCCTGATTATTCTACTTCATTTAGTACTAATTGGACGTGGACTGATTTAGTAGGTGGCGGTGTGTTTACTTCTAGTGGTATGGTAGTAGGGGATAAGGTAGCCGATGCTCCAGCGTTAAAGCAAATAACCGTAAATGTTTTAATCGGTCAATCTAATGCAGTTGGTAGAGTTCCTTTAGCTTCATTAGAATCTAAATACGTTGGTGTGTTAAGTTGGTTAAAGGTGTTTGATGGTACTAACTTTGTAAATATTAATTCTACAACTAATAACAATCAATATAACGATGCTGGTAGTGAATACGGTATAGAATATTATTTAGGGGATAAGTTAAATAAGCTAACAGAAAAAACACAATATATTTTTAAATATACAGTAGGAGGTACTTATTTAAGTCCATTATACACGCCTAGTTGGTGTGTTCCTACACCAGGATTTCAACCTAGTGGTGGCATAAATTGGCAGCAAATTTACAATAACGAACTTCCAGACTTATATAATTGGGAGCAAGTAAACGGATACACAATAACTAAGATAAATGTTATTTGGATTCAAGGTGAAGCGGATTCTTTAAACTTAGATTCATCAACTACTTATGAAACTAACTTAATTAATTTTTACGCATCAATTATAGATGATAGAATTAAAGGTTATTTCTTTGTACAACCAAAAGTAATAGATACTTTATTATCAGCAAATCAAACACTTGGAACTTTATTGTATAAAGGCAATGTAAATACTGCTAAACAAAATGTAGCTGCATTAGATACAACTAACTATACAACTGTTAATACTGATACGGTAACTGTTAAAGTAGATTTAGTACACTTTGATAAACAAGGAATGATAACACTAGCAAACTCAGTAGCAAATAAAATAATAGCTTTCAATAATTTATAATTTATGGCACAAACGGCAAACTTTTTTACACTAGAAAACACCGTTAAATTAACTGTATTATCAGCATTCTTTGTAGGAATTATAACATACTTAACAGATATTAAGCAGGATATTGCACTAATAA